GTTATTGGTAGCTACAACAATGTAGCCATCAGTAATACTGCTCTCGCTAGTAATGTCGCAACCATCACCACGGCTACAAGTCACGGTTTTAATGCTAGCGACCTAGTATACATCGCGGGTGCTACGGATTCGGACTACGATGGTTATCATATTATTAGCACGACACCCACGCCCACTAGTTTTACCTTTGGGGTGACTTTGGCTGACAAAGCCTCTGCCGCTAGTGTAGGCACTGCTGGTACGACAACTGAGGAGTTGTATCTGCACAGCCTGACTGTTGAATCTCCCAGTATTGTGATGGCTGCTGGGCAGACTCAGACCTATCGTATTGTGTTGGCTACTGATGACTAGCCGTAGATTGGATTGATACACTAGGTGCTATGACTGATATTAACCTAGGGCTATCATCTAGTTTACTGGAAAAGATCAGATACAGTGCGGCGGTTGCTAGAGGGTCTTTAACCTCGCAAGGTACTCCAGCGCCTGATCCCAGTAGTGGTTTGTTCTCCCGTAGTAATTATAAAGAAACCACTAATGCTTTCAATGGTGGGGGTTGGATTGCCGAGACTCCGGCATCTTCCAGTGTTTATCTCAGCAGTGCAGCCACACCTAGCAGTGGTTTCAGCAGTGCAGCTACACCTAGTAATGGCTTTAATCGTACTGACTATACTCAGGAAAGTAATCAAAATAGGCAAACGGCTGCTGAAGGGCAGTCTAGTGTTGGTCGTTCGCGTCAAGACTCCTCTAGGGAAATTACCGGTAATACCTACTGGAACCCCTATAGGCCTGGGGTTTATCCTGATCAAACTAATAGATTGGCGATAAGACCTTCTGGGAGTGCTTTTTTCCACTATTACAATAATAATATTACCTTCAAACTTTACGAGAACGAATTTGGTGAATCTAACACGATTTTCCCTGTTTTTGCTGTCAAGAGTTTGGTGTACTTAGATACAGTAGATTCGGAGCCTGCAGAAAGTGACTATGATCCTGACTCAGGATGGCTATGGGGTACCACATATGTAGCAACTGCAAATGCGTCTGAAGTGACAGATTCATTTGGTAGATACCCAGGAGAAGCCTGTCTTGTGGCACCCTCTGTGGCCGGTGATGATAACTTCTGGGGCACTATACTTGAGACTACTATGTATAGCGATACCCCCTTTTGGGAAGATTTTGGTGCGTTTGATGCAGCAACATACAGTAGAGATTTTTATCTAGCCCAAGACAGTTATTTTGAGGTAGTTTTTGTGGTAAGATCAGGAGAATCAGAAGAGGCCTTAAACTATTACACGGTGTCTCTTAGGGTGTCTGTGGGGCCTAGGACGCTAGAAGCAGCGCCTAGTGGCGTCTTTGTATCCGGTCCAGATGTGGATGTTGTACAATATGATCAACCACCAGGTGTACGAGCTGATGACTGGGTGCGTTGCAGTGTGACTATGGACACAGAAGGGACATATGTACACACGAATGGGCAATTGTGGATGTGGGGGCCACCGATCATCAAAAACATTCCTAGTGATTACGCATACTGCTATAATTTTGCGGTTGATTTATCAGGAGAGAATTACGCCGGCATAGTAAAAATGGGAGTAGGCAAGTTCAGCCAGGGCGCCGAGTACGATTTCAGTACATACATTGTTAGTTCGCTACTTGATTCATAGCCATAGTTGGTTTAGGTACACTAGTGCGTTCTATTATCTCAGGTCGTGATGCCCGAAGATACCCAGCTGGCCTCCGAGATGGAGTCTACTACCCCCTCCCCGGCTACCGACTCACCTACTAGTGAGTCTAGTAAGCAAGACACATTTACTGCTGAAGAGGTTGCTAATCTGCAAAAAGCCCTAAGGGCTGAACGCGATGCACGAAAGCAATACGAGCGTGAGGTGAAAGAGAAAGCCCGTGCTCTAGAGCGTTTTGCTGAAATTAACCCAGACGAATACACCAAACTGCAGGAAGAAGCATCTAAAGCAGCAGCCCTACAAGCACAGTTTGGCGAAGCCCGAGATGCGATCGAGGCCAAGTATAGCCGTGCTGCCGAGGAAGCAGCTAAAAAGGCAGAAGCAGCTGAGCGTTCTTTGGCCGAGTATCAAAAACGATATGCCCTTGAGAAGGTGTTCATGTCTGCTGGGGGCCGGACTGATGCGGCTGATGGTGTGTCATTTTATGACATGTTTAGTGCTAATATGGGATCACGGTTTCGGCATGAACCTGACGGTAGTCTAACCGTTATCGACGCCCAAGGCGATCCTCTATTGGACAAAGAAACTGGCAAGCGTATTTCTCCTGAAGACTATGTGTCTTCATTTAAGGTTCACCCAGTGTACGGTACTTTCTTCCAGGGTGCGAAGGGCTCTGGTGCTGGGTTGGCTTATGGTGGCACAGATTCTAACGGAATGCCTGTTGAGGATCTGACCGGGTTATCAGCTAACGAATTGTTTGCAAGGGCATTCCAATAACGTACAGTCAAGGAGTTACCCATTATGGGCCTTCTACTATAGTTTTTAGGTTACCTAGTTTTAGGTAACATACTAATAGAAGATACCCCAAGGTTATTTCCGTGACGGAAACGACTGGAAGGGTGTCCGCCAATAACCAGTGCGACGCTGGTGACTGGTAAATCACCCTTTCTTTTGTTTCATTACCGGAGATTACTTATTATGGCGCTTACGCTACTAGAATCCAAGAAATTTGCACGTACACCCCAGGAGCTTGCGGTTGTTACCGAGCTTTCCGGTGGTATGCTGATGGGCGCTCTGCCTTTCCGCAATATTGAAGGTAACGGCCTGTTCTGGAAGCGCGAAGAGGAGCTACCTGATGTTGGTTTCCGTAACTACAACGGTAGCCTAGCTGAGAGCTATGGTGAAGTAAGCCAACAGTCCGAAAGCCTTAAGTTGTTCGGTGGTGACATTAAAGTAGATCGGGCTATCGTTGAGCTAGAGGGCCCTGAGGCTAAGGCTTATCAGATCCAGGCCCGCGTTCGTGCTATGCGTCTTGCTTGGGAGGCTTTGTTCATCAATGGTGACTCCAATCAGTCTCCTGCTGAATTCGATGGTTTGGCTGCTCGTATCAAATCCGGTTCTTCTCAGTACTTCGCTAATGGCGGTGGTGCGTTAGATCTGGCTAAGCTAGATGAGGCTATCGACAATGTTGATGCTACCGGTGGTACTAAGTACATCGTGTGCTCTAAGTCCCTGCGTCGGCATCTGAGTAAGCACGCTCGCGCTAATGGTCAGATTGACATCAGTCGCACCGAGTTTGGGTATCAGCAGCTGCAATATGCTGGTATTCCTGTGCTAGAGCTAGATCGTGACCACAAGAACGTGCCGATCCTTGATGGCACCCCTAGTGCCCAGGATCTGTATGTTGTGTCTTTTGGTGATACTCACCTGACTGGTATCCAGAACGGCAGTGTTCAGGTTCGCGAACTGGGTGAATCTCATACCCAGCCTCAGTACATCACCCGTATCGAGTGGTTCTGTGGTTTGGCCCTGATCAATGGCCGTGCAGCGGCCCGTGTGGCTGGCATCGACGCTACTGCCTCTCTCTGATTCGGCCACTGGTTAAACACTAGCCTCCTTCGGGGGGCTTTTTTTTGCTCAGCATAAAAGTCTTAGTTACTTGGTGGGCTTAAAATTTTGGGTAAACTAGGATATGAAAAGTTGCCGTAGGAGGGTAACATGGGTGGCACCACACTTGCTACTAGGGGTTTAAACATCCCGGCTCATGACTATGTAGCATTTTCTCCGGCTGCAGCCCCTACTGATGGCTCCCAGACCGTCACCTTTAAGCAGGGCGGTTCTAGTGGCACGACGGTTGCCACTTTGACCTTGGTGTATAGTGGTAGTAATTTAGCTAGCGTTACCCGGAGTTAAGTAATATGACTTATAAGTTTAACCCCTTCACTGGGACACTAGACGAGACAGGGCCCTCAATTAGCGCCTTGAATGTATTGGGTACTGTAGCCAACGCAGCTGCTTTACCTGGTGGTGCAACAACTGGTGATGTATACCAGACAGAAGATACTGGTGAGTTTTATGTTTGGGATGGTGCTGCCTGGGATAATTTAGGAACTCTTGTT